TTGTCGATTCCTCCGTTTATATCAGAGGTTAGCGTAAGGGTCCAATAGTCGGTTGTGTGAGTGCTGGTGGTTTTCATGGGTTTCTCCCTTTGTGTACCTATATTATACACGCTGGCGCGCTGCTTGTCTACTAAAAAGTTGTAAAGAAAATGTCAAGAGATTATTTTCCAATAAAAATTGTTCGGCGTATCTTCTTCGGAGTCGATAGTTGAAACAAGTATATCGCTGACTCCACCCACACAGTGAGCGACGTCGGCATAGTAAGTAAACAAAACATAAGTTTCCAACCACTCATCATCCACAGATAAAATTAAGTGACGGTCTAACTCTTCTTCTTCCTCTGGTGGGAACCTGCAACAATGCGAGATTATTTGTCCTACTTCAAGTTTCATTGTTTTTCTCGATAATATACATATCAACTGGCAATTCGTCTAGCGGAATCCATCGAGCAAAGCCGGGTTCGGGTAGGCGGTGAGCATAAATGGCGACACAAAAGGCGTTTTGGCCAACGATTTTCAGCACTAGATACTTTCTCGCAACCCTATCCTCCGGGTAATAGCCATTCGCCCTATACAATGAGCCGATAATGTCTCCGACTCTGACCTCGTAGGGGTTGAATGTTATAAAATTCTCTGGCAATTTCAGTGGTTCAGTTTCAACGTACAGCATTATATTCTCCTTAGATCGATGGTTCTTTTTAAGTAAGTGTCGCCCGCTACATAATCTGAATCGCCGGAAGCATAGCAAGCGCAGCGGATGTAAAGGTCGCCGCGTGGTGGGTGGTTGGACATAATCGGGTCATCGATAACGAAGAAGCGAGGGCTACATTCCTCGTCTACTTCACCACAGCAGGAACACCATTGGTCAATGATTACGTTATCACCTTTCTGAATTATCCGATTAAACAATGTGGGTTCTCCGCTTTCTGTACCTACATTATACACGCTGGCGCGGTGCTCGTCAAGAACTAAATTGTCAAGAGAATGTCAAGAACTTTTTGTTAAGATTTCAGGGTGTTTATTGACAAATGCTATAAAATCTTCAAGAGCATCCTCGATTTCCTTCCTGTAGAAAGCAGTGACGGGGCGGTCGGCCCTCCTTCGCTCTTCCCGTAGAAGCTGGAGAATCAGTTGTTGTGTTTCATATCGCATAGGTTACACCGTATGCCGTGAAGTAGTCAATGCAATATTCGTCAGTTATGTGGCCACGAATGGCTGACTTGGTTCGTGTCTCGGGCTGCTTCCACGTTGCTGCACGGAAAATTGCGCCATCCTTTCGACGGATGAAGCCGTATACGGAAGCCGAGTTTCCACCGAAATCATTTTGATTTTCGAGGATCAATTTATAATACACACGACCTTTTTGGACCGTCAGGACGGGCGGGTTGGATTCCGAAAGGAATGTTTTACCCATGACAATCTGTGGGCTGGCGTGTTGACTATAATTTATATTGACCTTCGCCTGGATCTGCGGCAACAACTCATTGAGGGTGTGCTCGATTTCTAACTCTGAATACTCTGACATAAAAACTCCAAAAGATAAATTCTATGTTAATAATATAACACAAATGAAGCAGTTTGTCCAGTCTTTTTTTAAAAAAATTATACTTTTTCCAAAAATAAGGGTATATCCTCTGGGTTCTTATAAAGCTCTATAGCTCGACGGTGCCAGAAGGAATATATTTTTATTGATATAACGGGAGTATAGAGTTTTAAGTTATCATAGGGATCCTCTATCACCTCCTGAGAAAAAATATATTCTCCGCCCTCTATCAATTTTTCTGATTCTATGACAATGCCATAACAATAGTCAACTTTTTCACTAGCTGATTTCCACCTCACAATATCCCCAACATTGTAAGTTTGCGACTTCACAGCACCCTAATCCCCCATATGCTCCCGGATCGACATCATATTATCATACGACTCACGTTTAAGGTCAGACAATTTCTCAAGCTCTCCGCCGTTTCTCAACGCCTTGAAAACTAGATTCTCAACTGAAAATTCACCGCCAGTTTCTAAACCTGATTGTCTATAATTTCCAATTTTTGTCCTCAACCTATCCGAATCTCCATAGACTTCTTCATACTTTTTGTCTTTTTGCAACTTCTCAATCATCTCTATTGTTCGCTGGATTGATTTATATTTTTGTTCAACGGCATCTTCGCTCACCTCGAACTCAGCTGGCTCGGGAATAATTAGCCAGTTGTTATTCATAATAGAATATACCCCAGTTGAGTGGTGAGGCTCGTTAATGTTCTGGACATAGATTTCCACCTCGTGTCCTTCAATCATTATCTCATGATTGCGGTTCCAATTTGTTTTTGCTTCGGATAAATACTTTTCCACAAGCTCCACACTTTCATCGACCGCAGAATAATCTATCACAATATGTAAATCTAAATCTGATTTGTCGGTCCAATTATAGTTTGCCATAGATCCCGTCAAAGTAATATTTAAGATTTTCGCCGGTAATTCTAATTTTTTATAAAAATCTTTGGCGATTCTAGAAAGTTTAACAGCAATCTTTGGTTTAATTTTATTATCTTTATCCCAGATATCTCTGTTTAAATCCTCTTTAATATCGGGGACAAGACCGACTTCTTCTTCCATCGGCCCAAGACCTGACTTGCCCCTCGGTGGACGTGGGCGTATATATGGAGCAGTGTTTTTATTGCCACCCTTATCAAGCTGGGCTAATGCTTGATCGCCCTGCTTTTTATACGCACTCTGGACTTGTTGCGTAGTTTTCATTTCTTTTAAAATACTCCGGTATTCTTCCCATTCTTCTAACATCATTTTCCATCTCCATAGTGTTCTTGCTCTCCATCCTGGTAGGTGATGATCGTCTTGTTTGCCGGGTGCGGCTCAATGTGAACCTTTATAAAATCCGACATAGAATCAAAAATAGCTATGCCTCCTCGTGGGGTTGGGTACAACCAATGCACAATACATTGGCCGGTGCCCAAAACAACCCCCTCGATAATTACTCCCTCACCAGAGACACCAGTTTCGTCGTGCTGGCGGCATACGGTAAAAGTCCTTATACCTCTGGGCGCCAATTTCGCTGGTGGCTTTGGCTTTAAATCGTTAGCCTCGCTATCCTGTGGTTGTTCTTCCATTGATTTTCCTTTATGCTATGCTTCGCCGACTGCCTTAAAGTCTTTCAACATTTCGTCAGTCAGGGCATCTTTCAAGTCATCCAGTAGCTCCCGAACATTTTCTCCCTTTATTTTTGAAGAGCCGTTCATTTCATCAATCATTTCCCAAACAGAAGAATTTTCATCTTTCAGTGCGAGAACCTCTTCTTCCAGCAGTTTAACGGCGCGCAGCAAATCTTCATTTTTATTTTTTAATTCTGTGACAGCGCTCGATGGAACATAATAAAAAATTCCAAAAACAAAATTTAACACTTTTCTTAACATTTTTCACCTCAACTATAATTAGTTTCTTTTATATTATAACTTAATAAAACTAATATGTCAAGGGGTTATTCTATAATATTTTATAGAATATGCCATCTCAACTAAGGCACCTTCAAGTGGAATAACATTAAAATATATTATATTTGTTGTCGAATCATAGCTCCACAAACTTTTTTCCATCGGCAGACCGTCCTCAAATACAACTATCGTATCCTCATAAGGTATATGTTGTAACTCATATTCCTCATAGGGTTTAATATTTTGGGTTGCCTCGTCCACGCCGGATGACCAATCTTCTTCACAAATATCAATTATGTTTCCTGCGAAAAAGTTTACTGCATCCATATATTTTACCCCCACCATCGTAGAGTTTGGAATGTAAGAACAAATAGAGTCCGAGGGATAAACATGTCCGATAAATGCCAGATATACAGACGGGCGTTGTAGGCCGTACCAATTTATAAATTCTGTACTTGTCAAGGTGCTTTGCTCTTTTTCATCTGTGACAAAAACAACCAAGAGTGCTGCTGTCGGACGCATCCAGGTTTTAGCATAGGTATCAAACATCATATAATTTTGCACAGCCGAGAAGCCAGCCTCCGAACCGTCATATGGGAGTTGATTATACATATCGATTGCGTCGGAAACAGTATCCCCTCGCGTGAGAGGGAAAGTAGTTGATTGAGCTATTCTACTACCATCACCAGCGGTTATCATCTTCAACCTCCAATTAACATCTGGGGGCAAATTATTTATCATATGATCAATACCATCCATCAAAGCTGGTTCATGAGCGACCATAGAACACGATCCATCGATCACCCACAAAATATCTATATCTTCATATGCACCTACCTGAATAAAAGAATCAACCCACACATCAACGTCTGGCTCAACTGTTACATAGATTGTTTCCTTCTCTGGGGGTGTTCCATCTGTGTGAATTACATAATCAAAATTATTATCGCAAGCCGCGAGGAAACAAAAGAATAAAATTATATATTTTTTAAAATCCATCATTTTTTCTTTTCTCCAGAGTTCGTATGTTTTGCCGAACATACTGCATATCAATTAAATTCGCAGGCGCAACGTATACAATCGAACCAACAAGGGTGGGTCCAAAGAAGCCCCTACCAACCATAATTGAACTAACAACTCCAACAAACCTCCCCCTCGTATCAAATACTCCAGATCCAGACGAGCCGCCCCAAGCGAGCGAGTGCATAGCCAGATCAGTGCCATATCCGTCTCCGGCGATTTCGCCCTCAAAAGTTAAAAGAGAGTTTCTACCCGGAAAACCAGAGTAAACTACCGTTTCGCCGACTGAATATTCTGGATCCCTGACAAACTTGGCCGGGGTTCTACTCCCCAATTCCGGAGTTACCAATATGGCTATATCCACATATGGATCCCAGTAGACCAATTTTCCAACTACTTTTTCAAGAGGAGAGGTTATCAGCGCCTCACTCGTTAAAACAGTCGGTGGCCCTTCGGCCCATAAGTGGGCCGCAGTCACAACTATGTGGTGCCCCCTATATTTAAAATAAGTGCCCGTCCCCCGATATCTACCGCCGGGAGCCTGAACATGTATTTTTACAGCAGATTCGCGGGAAACACGCTGGGAGTGTCCCTCAATACTGTCCTTTACTCCATACTCCATAAAGCAACATTCTTGATTGTCCCTCACTTCTTGGAGGGAGGGCGGGAGTGAATCGCCTCCAGCTGTCCAAAGAAATCCCTCTTGCGAGGAGCAACTTAAATTTGTTAAAATTACTCCAAAAAATAATACTACAATTAAACCGTTAATCACCTTCCTTATTTTATTCATTGATTTAGTTCCTCATGAGGCCGTGCCTCTATAAGTAAGTATCAGTGAAAATATTAAAAGGGGAACTATTTTTTCGAAGGATTATCTTGCTTTTTACCGTATTCTGGTAGTTCTTCTATTTCCTCTTCTGTTAAAATCTCTTCCCTAGCCTTGGGAGTGGCAGTTTCCGTCTTCTTTGGACAACTACAAAGAAATAGTAAAAGGAACATTATCCTATTCATCCGATCGCCTTCCGAATAGCATCAAGATAAATTTCTCCAATATTATTTAATTTTTTTATTTCTTCAAAGTTTGACCACCGATAGTCATCGTGCTCTGGCAGTTCATCTTTTTCGAAAAGTTCTCCCTCCCAATGGGTCGTTTTAAAATATCTTTTCTTGCCATCATCATATAAAAATTCTAGAGATAAAATATTCAAATTCGTTTCCTCTTTTGTTTCCCTCGCTGCACCATCCTCCCACTCCTCTCCTTCCACCAAATGCCCACCCGGTAAGTCCCACTTTTTAGGGTATCTTTGATCTTCCTTTCTCAGCAGTAGCAAAACTTCCCCGCGCTTATTCATAACAATAACCTTAACTATTTTATTTGTATCTCTTAATTTACGAAATGATGAAATTTTTATATTTATGGACACTACTGAACTCGTGATGGATGTCGAACGACTCGAATCACTTTACAGCCTGGGATCTCCGAACCCCGGATAATCGGGAGGAGATGATCTTTAACAAAGGTTTTGGGTGTGACCGAATCAGAATGAGGATGAAATTTGATCTTCACGCGACTAGAATAGGATGTTGATACTTCCCGATATGATGAATCAAGGGCAGTCACAACAGTAACCCCCCCGATGGAACGTATGTCTTGCAGAGTCTCCTCCACTCCATATTCCGCCTGTATTTTTAAAAGCAATTCTACCTGGAAAGTTCTTAATTTATATTTTTCTTCGTGGAGCTTTTCTAATTTCTCTTCGATGATTTGATCTAATTCTGTGAAGGGCATTTTATTCCTCACAATAAATAGTTTATTTTATTTCCAAAATACCTGAATTGCTATGATAATAAAAGATAAAAGCACACACACTAAAGTCTTTGGTTCGAAGATACTTTCATTAAAATACCAGTAAGTCAAAAATGGAAATACCAAATAGGAAAGCCCAAAGCCAAGTAGCCTCGGACCCCACGCCTCGCCCATCTCTTCGACTGCGTATTTCATCCCAAATATAAACAAGTAGCTAGTCGGGAGAGCAAAGATCAGGGGAATATAAATAATATTTTCCTCGCACCACTCCCAAATAAATTGAGAATAGGTGGCATACCACGCGACGACGTGGCCACATAAAATAAGTGTACATGCAAAATATAGTTTGAGAGTCACTACTCCCTCCGGTAGTCATCTTCGAGTCGGACAACATCATCCAGATGATTGGTACTCACCTCAATAACCTCCACATTGCTTTCCATCGCTGCGAACCTATGTATTTGCCCCGGCTTGACATGAAAGGATTGTCCCGGTGTGAGGCGAATTACGTTTTCATCTTTATCATAATTATATAAAGTTCCCTTGAGAACATAAATCGTTTCTTCTTTCTGATTATGATATTGTCGCGACAATCTATTTCCCGAAGTTATATGTAGCAACTTGCCAACATAATCATCCGTTTGTGCCCAGATTATCTCGTATCCCCACGGCTTATCAATTTTAATCTGCTTCATTTAAAACCCACTTTATATATTTTAAAAGGCTATCGCAATAATTTTCTTCCCACATATTTTTCTTTATTTCTATTCCGAGCTTCTCTGATAAATTACGCCCCTCATACCAAGCCATTATCTCTTCTCGCATAACTTCCATTCTTCCGTCTATAGTCTGCGCATCAACATACTCTGGAATTTTATTATTCTTGCTGCGAAATATAATGTGGCCGGCCTCATGCAACAAAATGATTAACTGTGTTAAAGGAGGGTGGGAGCTATTTATGGAAACAACCCCCGCATCATCTGGATTTTCCGGGTCAAACCAAAATTCATCCATCCCACCCCCATCAAAATCCACATATACATCGTACTCGTCGATGAGAAAAGCCTCGACGTAACTAATTTGTTCTTGTATCACTTTTTAGAACGCCCCCGAGGACGGCCCCTCTTGGAATAACTTTTATTTAAGCTATGCTTATTGCTTCCCCTACCCCAGAAATATTTACTATTTTTTTCATCTATAAATAATGAAACACTTATTTTGTTTTCCATCACAATAAAGTATCTAACTTCCAAGTTGCCATACTTCGGCTTCCTTGATCTCTTTGTTGGAGGCTTATTTAGGTGAGTTAGACACCCATCGACTATCTCTTTGGCCGCTAATCCTTCTTTTAAATAATCTTGTAAGGGTTTCTCTGGAGTAATATAGGCAGCGATTGCCCACTTTTTTGTCCCGAAACCCGGCGTGTTGAAAGCTCCCCCGACATACCTGCCCAGCTTTTTTTTATCGTCTGGACCCGGCAAGATGGCTGGTTCCAAGTTTCCAACTTCATTAAATTTACAAACAATCTCCATATCAACTCCTCAACAATTTTAATTTTTGATTTTTTAACTTATCATAAACTTCGTCAACAGCGCCGACGACAACAATTTCCTGGCCATATGTCCCTTTGTTTATGGTAATGCGGGTAAAGTTTTGTCTAGCATCTAAATTTTGTGGTAGGCGCCCCTCTGACAATAACCCCTTTGTAACCGCATCTTCCCTCATACAAACAACATGGTCTGGGTTTATGTAAATTGTTCTTAAAGAATAATTCCTCACCACAGTTTCATTGTCCGTCCCATAAATTTCTACAAGTTTAATATTCAACCTCTTCTCCTGATTCGTATACATGACATGACTGAACAGTCCAGAGGTTTCCCTCATAGAACACTTCGCAATATTCTGGATATGGACTATTAACAAACATAAGTTTTTGTGGGGCCACCAGTACCACTGTCTTTTTAAAGTTCGCGCCCCAACAATAGAATGGATCTTCGCGGACTTGCTCCTCGTATAAAAACATCATAACGTCAGATGGGACGTGGACGTAATCACCCTGTTTAAGATTTCTCTTCACTCTCCCCCCATTCCTCGGCGTCCTCCTGCTCCGTTTCTGGTATCGCAGAGATGGCCCGGACATATCCAGATAAAATATCCATTGAATCGACCAGCTTTAGGTCCAATTTTGCCAGACTAATCCTTATTTCCCTTAGTTTCTCAACGATTGTCAAAGGATCCCCCCCAATCGTATGATTCAATTCCCCGTGAATTGATCTAAAATTTTGTTCACATTCCTCTAGAATGCGTGATACCTCGCTCGGTACGTCATCTAAATCAACGGAATAAGTTATATTTACTCTCAAATTTACCTCTTTCTAATAGTATAACAAAGTTTACGAGAAAAGTCAAGTGCTTAACTAAAAAAAGTTTGCCAGATAGTTGCGACAGCCAATCCAATAACGGAAGTCATTATGACCCAAACAACTTTTGAAGTTTGGTCCTTCCATTGTTCAATTGCGCGGAGGCGCGCATAGAGTCCTTGGTCCGGATTATAGACAGCCTCTTTAATTTTAGAAATGTCCTCTGTCATTCTGAATTGGCATTGCCTCATAGCGTCTAAATTATCGACCAGCCTATCAAGCTTTCCATCCATCTCTACAATATCTGTCATCTTCACATCATCCTCTGACATAAGTAGCCCTCCCCCGCCCTGCGATTTATTGAGTGAAATAATTTCCATAGTATTCTAAATAGATGCTTATTTTTCAATCACCGCGCAATTTGTAGTTAAAAGAGTACCAGAGACTGATGCTGCATTCTGTAGCGCTGTCCTCGTTACCTTAACTGGGTCAATAACCCCTGCTTCGATTAAGTCTCCCACCTCGTCAGTTAGGAAGTTATAACCCTTGTTTCCCTCATGAGTTAGTACGGTGTTACAAATTATATCAGGTGACAGGCCAGCATTCAATGCCATTTGTCGAAGGGGCGCCTGAACTGCCTCTTTTATTATTTCAACGCCAAGAAGCTGATCGTCATTATCTACGTCAACCTCTAAGTTTGTAGTCGCTCGGATCAACGCCGTGCCTCCGCCGACGATTATGCCCTCCAACTGTGCGGATCTAACTGCCTCAAGTGCGTCCTCGACCCTGTGCTTCTTCTCGACCATCTCAATCTCGGTGGCCGCGCCAATACGAATGATGGCAATGCCACTGGATAATCTAGCAATCCTATCCTGAATTTTTTCGCATTCATGCAAATTTGCTTCTTCTACCAAATCAGCCTTTAGATCGCAGACTTGGCGATCAATCAAACCAGCATCCCCTTCGCCGCCCACGATCGTTGTTTGATTGCGCGTTATATCAATTCTGCTCGCTGTTCCAAAATCAGTTAGTTTAACGTCATTGAGCTTTCGGCCCTGTGACCTACTGATAAAACTGGCGCCGGTTGAAATTGCCAGGTCTTTTAAAATGTTTTGTCTCTCTTCGCCATAACGAGGAGCCTTGACCGCTGCGACCTTCAAAGTTCCCTTCAAAACATTCATAATTAAAGCCGCCAGTGCTTGACCCTCGACTTCGCTGGCTATGAAAATTAAAGGTCGGGCCTCCCTAGCAGACAACTCCAAGATTCCCATAATATCTTGAACGTGTTCAATCTTTTCATCGGTTACTAGCAGGAGTGGATTGTCGTAAGTTGCGGCCCTTCGCCTCTCATCAGTGATGAAGGCCGTCGCAGCATAGCCAGAGTCCACCCTAAAGCCTTCCACAAGGTCTAGGCTGGTTTGATGCGAACGTGCCTCCTCGACCGTAATGGCGCCGTCCTTTCCGGCTGCACTAACAGCGCGGCCGACCAGGGTGCCAATCACCTTGTCGTTATTGGCCGAAATGGTGGCCACATGCGAGATATCTTCCTCACAACTAATGGGCTGCGCTGCATCCTTTAAGTTGCTAACAACGACCTCAACTGCCTTCTCAATTCCGCGTTGGAGTTCTATGGGGGGGACACCCGAAGAAATATACTTCTGCGCCTTAGTGAGAATCGCTCGCGACAACACTGTTGCCGTCGTGGTTCCATCACCGGCATCTAGGTTTGTTTGCATCGCTGCTTGTTTAATAATCTGAGCACCAGCATTCTCAATTGGATCTTCCAAGTCCACAAACTCTGCTACTGTAACCCCGTCTTTCGTAATGATGGGCCTCTTGCCCTTCTCTTGCAGAATAACGTTCCTTCCTCTCGGTCCAAGGGTCGAAGCTACATTATCTGCTAAAACATTGATTCCTTTTAAAATCTTTTGGCTCATCTCCGAACCAGAACCATAATGCTTAGTCAATTAACACCTCTCTATTCTTCTTTATCAACGACATTGTCGACCTTATCTCTTAACAAATAGGCGTCTTCCCTAGCCGCTAGTGCGCGCCTCTTTCTAGTTACATCTTTTTTATCGACCCCGAGAAAATATCTGTTTATATTTTCACTAAAAGAGTGAAGTGCTGAATAGATGGGAATAAGATCACTTGCCAATTTATCTAAATATTTTTCCGTAATTCCCAGCAGGTTTTCTTCCGACAAATCTAGCTGTCCCACGTTTTGTGATACCGAGGCGGCATATGTAGGAGAAATGTGAAATTGTGCTGAATTTTGATAACCTGGGGTTTCCCTCAAGAGCGCGATAAATTCACTAAAATTTCCGGTCTGCGCAAGTTTAACTTTTTCATACATCTCAGCGCCGCCGTAAAGATGATTGACGCTGGCGGAATATCTTTTTATTTTCTTGACATCCTCATCCGTTCTGTAAGTAACGGAGAAGGGCGCGCCAACTTCCTTAAAGGCCCTGGCGGATCTGGCGATATTCTTCCCCCCTGAATCATATATTTTAATAATTCCCGGCTCTGTAACTCTCTTTGAAACCCCAGTTTCTCTGAAGAAATCTGCCAACTCTTCTCTGGAAAGGCCCGAGACTTCCGACTCTTCTTTGACTTCGTGATATTCAGCCCACCCAATATAATCTGTAAAATTTTGCTGTGTAATTGTAAATTCATAAAAATCCAAAACGTCATTACCCACTTTACGAACCACCAAATAAGTTATTTCTGGCGGCTCTACCGTGGCAAAATGTTCTACAAGATTCTTGTAAGAGCCATCAATCGATGTGCCGGGAGATAATAATTTTAAACTATAATGAACCCCGTTTAGAACCACATCAGTAATGGGCTTTCCTGATTGCCCAGATGCCTCATCGCCAGTAACATCCACAATTTGAATACTTTGGCCGCCAAATATTCCAGCAAGAAATCCCTCGAATAAAAAGCCTCCAACCGACTCTGTGTATTCCACCAAGATACTCCTCAATGTCTCCAAAACGACCATGGCAGAAATAATTTTCGGAATGTCAGCGCCGGGATCGTATTGAATAACCTCATTAAGATTCGCAATCTTTCCCTCAACACTATCCCCTTTTAGGTTTTTAGTAAATTCCTCAATGATGGTCCTGTCTTTATTATCAACCTTACCCCACAGTTCTGTGATCTTGAAGGTTGGTAATTTTACACCACCACGGAGAGACTCTGGCACCTCTTTCTGGGCCGCGTCGTAAGTTGTAGAAACTGAGGCCTCTTCAAAGAGAGGCTGCAAGTTCAGCATGGTTTCTTCCACGACTTCCAGCAACTTTTTAAAGGAAAAATTGTTTTCCCCATAATGCTTTTTAATTAAATTATCTAGTTTACTCATAATACTAATTAGTCTCCAAAATCCGCTTCTTCCAATAGAGTGTAGGTAAAGCTGTTTCCAAACGTTTCTTTTGATCTATTTACTATTTCCATAAATTTTTTGTATTCTGTTCCATTTTTAAAAACTTGACACCCAGCAGAGTAAGCCCCAACATAGCTTGTTTCTCCGGATTTCGCCCGATGGATATTTATTCCAAACCACCCCTCTTCTAAAGAGTCCGGATCGTGATCTAGGATATTATCTCTGTTATTATCCCTCCACACTTTCACCTTTGATCCTCGCTGACACAGCGCTTCGTGGGCAAAACGAGGATTTCGCTTTGCGTGCGTATCAACTTTGTAAGTGCCACGATATTGATCCGGGATCAGGATTGCAGTTCCCGCTGAATTAACAGGGTGATCAATCAAATAGTATGTTGACGGATCTGTCGTGATTCTTGCATTAAATACTTCCAACTCTTTTTGCTTGTTCCTATACAGAACTAAAATTGAATCATCAAACTTATTAGCTCTTCTGTTTTCTGAACGTATACCAATAATATTTATATTCCAAGAGAGATTTCCATCAAAATATTTATATTTCTTTTCTTTTAATATTTTCCTAACCTGCTCGGTGATTATTTTTGCCTGCAACCCTTTTATAACTGGCATTGTGTGGCCTCCTCATACAATTATATCTGCTATGCCTCGCTCTACTGCCTCCTCCGCTGAAAGATATACATTAACATTTTTCATAAATAACTTTTTCAGGACCGTAGGAGTAAAATTGGTATGTGCACAGAGAGCCTTAATATATAAATCTTGTATTTTTTGTGTCTCTTTCATTTCATTTTTTAAATCGTGAAGTGGACCTGCATTGCCAGCCACAACAGAGTGCAGCATAATTCTACAAGTGCGCCCGACCTTTCTCTTCCCTTTTGTACCCGCTGCCAGCAGCAGAACACCCGCCGACATGACCTTCCCCAGCCCGAACGTCACAATATCTACTTTTGATTTTGCTTCCCTCATGAAGTCATATATACTAAACATATCAGATGCTCTTCCACCATCCGTAGAAATATATAATTCGATATCCTTATCTGAATCCGACAAGTAGAGTCTGAATGCATATATTACCTCTTCCGCCTTCTTTTCATCAATATCCTGAAAAATCCCAACTACTCTAGGCTCTTCACTCTGCCCATCATCGGCTCGCTTTGGGTTTGCCATCTTGCGTCCTCCTTCTCTTATTTTTTGATTCTATATAATCCAATCCGAGCTTATATGGCTTTGGCTTTCCGGACTTCTCCCCTATCTCAATAAGATAGTGGGGGAATCCCCTTGCCCATTTCTTCCATTTCATCTCGCTCGAAAACTGCTTTTTATACATCAAGGTTTTTGTCTTAGTCGCCGGATCGTATCCCTCTCCGTATTCCTTCCAATCTTTCAACTCTTTTAGTATTTTGTTCTTATTCCTAACTCCCTTAATACCATCAACCTGTATGATATAAGTGAAATTATTATCTTTTTTTGTGTGCTTCCATGCAGTTGCCTTCACTAGAATCCTCCCACTATACTAAGTATATACCTTTTTCAATTGAATGTCAAGAACTTTTTATTACTTTCTCCAAATATCTCATTGCGCCTTGCCAGTCTCGATACTCAATGTGTGCGGAGTAATCGGGAGGAAATCTCAGAAGGATTTTCTTTATTGCTTTTCTCTTCCACTTTTTAATATTAACCTCATCAATATTGATTGATACTTTTATTTGATTTTCCGGTACTTGTAAATCTTTCATCGTTTTTCTTTTTACTTCTTTTAAGAATATCATATCTTCATAAGACCAAACCAATAATTGGAGAGAATAGAGTTCTGCTATTTTTAGTATTTGCACCGCCTGTGAAGAGCCATAGACTCTGCTAAAAATTCTGTGAAATAAAATTCCAAGTAAACAACCAATTATTATATTTATCATATCATTGCCAAAATGCACAAATGCCACGACAGATTGTGAGTAATGGCCGTGGCATTTGTATAATTATCTTTGCTATTTTCTACTCTTGGAAGCCATTTTAGCCAAGCGCTGCTTGACCCTTCTAGTGATTTCTTGCACAACTTCATCTCTGGATGTGGCAGTATCATCGGCCTCTTGACGCAAGCGCGGGATTGCCCTTTCTCTTCCCCTAGATCTAGCGCGTGCTTTTGATCCCAACGAAGAATCGTCGTCGTCGTCATCTTTTTTGTCGTCATCTTTTTTGTCGTCATCTCCCTCCTCGGATAAGACGCTATTGAGAATTTCGTCCAAAGTTTCCTCTTCTTCCGCAGAAAATTCGACTTCTTCTTCGCCGCCCTCTTCTGGGCCCATGTCCACGGGGTCTTCCATATCAATTTCGTCGCCCATTTCAATTTCGTCGCCCATTTCAATTTCGTCGGCGCCTTGATCAGAAACCTGCACATTGACACCAGCCATGGCGGCAAGGGCCTCCAAATCACTAGCAATTCTCAACACCAAAGATTCGGCGTCTTCTTCGCCGGCTGGACCCATTGGATCTTCAATATCTAATTCGGCGTCCATATCCAATTCCATCTCTTCTTCGTCTGGGCCCATTCCAGGAATTTCTTCCTCCACGTCTGCCTCAACATCAATTTCTTCCTCGTCTCGCTGGTACATTTCCTCTTCGTCAATGTTTCCAACAAAATTTGAAGTCACGTTTTCATTTAGATTAGCCAATTTCATAAAACGTCGGACTTCATTCAAATACTTCTTGCTCATAATTTGTTCTCCTAAAACTCACAAAGAATAACAGTTTTTCATTTATAAATAGTTCTCTGATTTTTAAAAAACCCTGATATTTTATAAATCTGGGTGCTCTTTTTCTAAAATATCAAAAATATTTTCTATTTCCTTATCTTCGAGACCGAACTTTCTTTTAATTTTATCGGCGCCGGTGATAGAATCCTTAACAATTTTGGCCTGCCTCTTACTTTGGGCGTGTTGTTCGCCCTTGTATTTCCAGATAAAGTTCATGAAATTGGGATCCCCCTCCAAGTATGCAGTTAGGACTGCCCTAAAGAACTTAGTCTTAGTTAGTCCATCATGCTTTAATCGGATCATTAAATCTGCATTTCTCTTATCCGTATCCATAAAAGAAATTCTTTTATCCCTCTTGCCATAGTCTGACACTATTTTCTTCCTAAAATATGCGTACTACTTTCAAGCTGGCCGGCCGTAGTCTGGAAAACAAATTGAGATTTTGCGTGCAGTTCGGCCATACTGGTAGCTCCAGAATAAGAAAACCCACTCCGTATTCCATTATCCAAATCTAAAAGAATGTCCAAAACATTTCCACGATAGGGTACTGTTGTGGAGATCCCCTCGTTTGAACTGTGTGTCCCCCTCCAATCATGTTGAGCCTCTTTGCTTGCCATTCCTCGATAAGTCTTATATTTTTTTCCCTGCGAGGAGGTGAAAGTCGGACCTGGAGTTTGCTCTGTTCCAGCTAATATAGAACCCAACATAACAAAGTCGGCGCCGGCAGCAAGCGCTTTAACAATATCTCCACTATTTCTGATCCCGCCGTCAGCAATAATTCTTACATCCCCCCAAGTATCGGAAGATGCACAATCCAACACTGACTGGAAGGTTGGCACGCCATGGCCAGTCTGTATCCTCGTAGAGCAAATTGATCCTCCGCCGATCCCCACTCGAATAGAGTTTGCACCCCACGATGCCAAATCCTCGAAGGCGCGCTTGGTGGCGACGTTTCCAGCCATGATATGAATATGGGGGAACTCTCTCTTAATATTTTCTATTGCCTCTCTCATCATCGAGTGATGACCATGGGCAACATCCAAACAAAGAATGGCGGCTCCCCTCTCTACGAGAGTCTCGGCCCGGTGAAAATAATCCCCACTAATTCCCGTGGCAGCAGCAACATTTTCTATTCCGTTTTCTCGGCACAGCCAAACCATATTTGCTTGTTCTTCGATGGAGTTATATCTATGGATAACCCCCAAACCACCAGACCGGTCCATTCTGACTGCCATCTCTACTTCCGTAATGGTGTCCATCGGGGAAGAAATAATGGGAGCAGTAAAAATTCTTTCGTCGTCCAGTGAGTTGCCGATTCTCACTTGCAGCCTGCTTTCAACATCTGAATATTGCGGCACCAATAAGACATCGTCATATGAGAGGCATTGTTTAATTTTCATAATTTGTCCCCAAGCTCCCAGCCAAGCGGCATTTCATAAGGATCAATTGAGCCTTGAGGAATGCCCCCCTTGTCTGTTGATCCAAGTGCGCCATCGCCCCTGTCACTCAGCGTAATGGGATACCACTCGTAGAGATTATCCTGTGATGTTTCCAGTGCTCGAAAGTGAACAACGGGAACCATTACAATTTGCGCGATCTTCATTCCTCGCTTAATAAATTGTGTTTCTATACCGACATTGTGTAAATTAACAAAAACCTCTCCGTCATAACCAGAGTCAACGACACAGGCTCCGACGAGTAAACTGCGTTTTGAGGCGTTGCCGCTGCGGTTCTTGACTTCAAGCATATAACCGTGGGGGATTCCGAACTTTAATCCTGTCGAGAATAGTTTGCTCTCTCCTGGTTCAAGGTAAACTCCCTTTATTTCTCCGTCGTCTGGATTAAAATGAACATCCAATCCTGCATCGGATGGGTTTGCTCTTGTTGGCGGAATTGCATCCGGCCTTGTTCGATAATACTCTAAAATCATTCTTCTTTCTCCAAAGTGTTTAAGTGATTTTCAATTCTTTGCTTGCTTTTGTTAAAAAAATCCTCATCTAATTCACATCCAATAAACTTTCTACTGGTATGTATGGCCGCAATGGCCGTTGTGGCCGAGCCGGCAAATGGATCCAAAACCAAATCCCCCTCTTTTGAATGCTTCAAAATTAAGTCCTTGAACAGTGGGAGGCTTTTTTGTGTGGGATGGAACCTTTCTTTGCCTCCCTGCACAGGATGAAAATGTATTCCATTATCAATGTATATTCCATTATCGTATTTGCTATTGAATGTTGGCTTAGACTTTTTGATACCAAGCAACGCTATCTCTCGACAGTTGGTTAGATAATTTACTTTACTATTGATCGGTTGCGGATTTGTTTTAATCCACTCAATAAACCTAATCTGTTTAAATTTTGCACCCTCCAATAATTCTTTTAAGTTTGTAATCTTCCACAAATCAAAAAAGATAATGCAAGTGCCTCCAGGCTTGAGGATTCTGTAAAAGTGATTAATGAATAGCTCAAGTTGTTCCAGTGTAAATTCGGAATCCCACTTGCCATAATTGGTTGTAACGGCATATTTCTTTCCGTAGATGCTGCCATACTTTAAGAAGTCGGCCTTCATCTTGGCTAGCTTCTTCTCTCGACTCGCCGGCTTAATTTTAGAATTTTCAAACCATAAATCCCATTGTTCTTTTGTTTTATAAGCTCCCCACTCCTCTTCCGTCTTAATATTCGTGGAGTCGGACGCATCTTGTTTCTCAACATGACCCACCCACTTATCCATTCCAGTCTTTCTGGACGTGATGTAGGGTGGGTCAGTTAGGATGAGGTCAATGGAATTATCGGGAATGTCCGATAGAAATTGTAGACCTTCTTGGTGGAGTAGTATGGCTGAACTCATTATAGGGTATTTCTCGAAACCCAAGTACCTTTTAAGATATGAACTGAAGTCTCTTTGAGGGTTTGTGGCATCCAGAAAATCTCATCGAAAGCATTGAAAATATTTTTATTCCACTTTTTGGCCTTCTTTTCGATGGTTATTCGCGAAGCAGCCACAGTAGCCGTTGTCGAATCATTGAGTACTCCGACAACAATCATATGATCGATGTTTTTATTGTGTCTCAAAAGAGATGCATTGGTTGGAAGGGCGCCACCCATTTCAGACTTCTGGCTTGCAAAATATATTCCATATACTACATTGTTTATTTTTACCACCGAACCGGAAAGCTTTGAATCCAAATCCGACTCTTTAATACCATAGGGGTTGTGGGCGCAGAAATATTCTGCTATCTTTGCTTTACTATAGTTGGCAAAACTCAATCCAACATTGGGATTACCATTTTGAATAAGCTTATTCCAAACTCCTTTGAATTTACGGCCGCCCCAAAAAGGCGTATTGCTTTTCATAAATGCTCTAGCTCGATCGTATTTATCTTTATCACTCAGGCTCTGGAATGAGGTTGGGTAGCCAATATCGAGACCCCCTTGAGATATATATTCCCTCAACATGTTGACCATTTCGTCTTTTGTAGCCGGGGATGAAGGCAGCTTATCGCCATTTTCCCTCATCTTAAGTGCTGTGCGCTCGGCTGGACTGCCCGTGAAAACCCAAGCCCAAATACCCGGCTCTCCAGTAATTGGGTGGTTAGCAATTGCTAGGCCTTTTGCGTAAGCATCATTAGCGGCCCACTCCCTATGGCATCCGAACACAATATCGAATTTACCTGTTGCTGGGTTCCACTCCAAACAGATGGGTTCTATTTGTCCTTTCGGGTCAGATATAAAAGATTCAAGAATTTGAGTTACCTTAGTTGACAGTGTGCCGCCGGAGCGCGCCGGATTGTGTGAGAAACTCTCAATATCACTTAGAGGAACAAAATAGCACGTCTTTATTCCATCAACTGGGCACTCCATACGTTGATTTTTATAGTTTTGTAAATTACAGCTTCTTTGCGCGCTGCTTTTCAAATTAACAACTTTCCCATAATTCATCTTAAATTACCTTTGTTCCATATTTTTTAATCTCTGTCCAAGTAATGTTCGCACTTAAACGAGGATCCTTCTTCTGGAGAACGGTATCAAACTTTTTACGAAGTTTCGGTTTTAATAGTTTAAAGACTGTCTTTCCGCTCATTTTCCAACTCTCCACAAGCTTTCCCTTGTTGAAGCGATTGTAGTAATGCTCTGGGTACTTGGCGATTTTTTCTTTTTCCAGGTATGCTTCCTGCTCTTTCCAGGTTGGCTGAACAGAAATACCAGTATAGGCTCCCTTGGGGTTCTTGCTGGTTGTAGATTTGTATTCTACTGGCTCTCCCTTTTGGTTAAATGCATCTGCACCCGAAAAGGTTTGAGCCACAGTGTGACCAAGAACTATCGCAGCATTGATCTCCTTTGAGCGAGCATAGCTGAATGGATCACCCCATCCTTGCTCTTCGCAAAGTTGGGCTATATTTTCATAAAGGTTTTGATATTTTTGTTCTGGTGTCATTACACCTTTCCTGCCACTTTTGCAAGTGATTCATAAACTTGTGTAAATTCATCGAAGTCAAAGTCTTTTGTGCTCATCATTCGATAAGCCTTGACAGTCATAGAGATCTCATCTCCAGTCAGCCAGCCCTGCTCTTTAAAGTCTTTCTTGAGTTCACGCTTTTGCTCCTTGAATGGCTCCATAGAATCCTCAAGGGCCTTGAGGCTGCGAACATATTCAATCATCTTTTGCTCTTTTGTGCTAACGTTTTCATCCTCCACTTCTGCGTGAATTTCAACTACATTTTCAAAAATTTCTAAACCACTCATCATAATCGGTGTTCTCCTGTTTTGTTTCTAATACTAATATAACATATAATTTTACTTCTGTCAAGGATTTATTTTATTTTTTATTATTATCCAACAACCAAAATTATTGTAATTTTCTGGAAAATATCCCAATTCATATTTTTCTGCGATCTCTTTTGTTTTTTCTATGAAAGTTTCCGAATACCCTGTTATTATTTTTACCGGCAATCTTTGAAAATTATCTGTTATAAATTTCTCTATTATAAAATCAGCGGCCTCGTGACTCTCCCCATGCAAGTCGAGTATTAGCCAACGAGGATCGCTCATTAAATTGTCTCTGGACTTGAAGAGAAAACTACGTCAATTGCCCCCAAATAATCCGTTATATATGCGCAGAATTGTTCCTTATTTTGAAAGGCAAACAAATTGTTGTTTGTTCTGCCTCCGACATACAACGACCATGCCTCCACTTTTTCTAAAATATCAATCTTGTTTATTATTAAATGTGTCACCCCGTTTACATCAATTGCTTTTTGCAAACCAGGAAGACTCAACCAGTTGCATTGTCTTGGGCGCCCAGTCGTTGCGCCGAACTCCTGCCCCACTTCCTGCAAAATATGAAACACATCCTCATCTGGTTGGAAATCTTTTGACCCCACATATGTTTCGTATGCTTTTGCTACCCCGTAAACATTCCTCACGGACTTTGGCGCGAAACCATTAAGAAGTGCGCCGGCAGTAGTACAGTGACTGCTGGTGACATAAGGGTAATCACCCCAATCAATATCCAAATTAAAACCCTGTGCGCCCTCACAAAGAACAGTGGCATCCGGAGAGCGTAAATAAAACTCCTCGTACATATCAATTAAGTAATCATGCAACACTGGAAAGTCTGCGGCGCGCGTGCCTATTCTGGCATACTTGTCTCCATAACACGGGCCGTTACCCGTCCTTGTTGTACCAATACGCTCTTCTCCGCTATCTGCTGCGGTGTGCTTTTCTTTAATCATATGGGCGTTTTTTGCAATAAAGATTTTGTCGGCAACATCGATACCACCCTCCCTGAGCATTTTGATCTCTGCAAAGAACTTATGAATATCCACCACACATCCAGGGCCGATAATGCTTTTAATCCCGAAAAATACGCCGGCCGGTATGTGGTGTGTGACAAACTTTTCGCCCTTATGATATATGGTGTGCCCCGCATTGCAACCACCATTATATCTGACACAGTGTGTATATTTTCCGTTTTTTAAAAGGTGGTGAGTTACTTTCCCTTTCCCCTCATCACCGTGTTGAACGCCAACAACAACATCAACCGTTAAAGACATCTCTTCTCCTATTTACTTTATTAGTATAGCAGCTTTTCTTTTCCGTGTCAAGCTAAAATTCTAAAATTTCTTCGAAGGCTTCGAGTTGAGAAGCCCCATTTCTCATTATGCTCTAGCTTTGCCATATATGGCTTGTTAACGTGGATGCGATCATAGTCCTTCACACCCCAAACGCGGATGCGAGTCAGAGTGTTGGTATCATCGATAACCTCAATAACCCAATATGTCTTACCGTTCTTCGTCTTCTTGGGAACAACCTTGCGCGGAATGAACCAAACAACTTCACAAACCTCCGGATCGTATTTGGCAATGGGCGGAATAAATGCAGCGTTTAGCTGCTCATAAATCTCCGGTTTCATCACTCGGTTGAATGGGAACACCCCAGTTAATTCAACAAGATATCCAATCTTCTCTTCGTCCGAGAAGTCACCTTCTGGTGCAAAGCTTTCAATGTTCTCTAAGAGATTCTTTTCTTTTCTCGGCCGATCAACACATATCGCAGACCAGAAGTGTTTGCCACCCGTGAAGCGATCGTCAATGAGTCCATTCAACGTTCCAGAGCGACACAGAACATCAAGACTCTTCTTGTTGAGTTTCGAATAGGTTATATTCTCATTGAATAGAAAGTCCTCAACCTTATTAAATGGTCGGTTGGCTAAGATCTGATCGATCGCTGCGTCACCCAGTCCCTTGATTGAGGACAAGGGTTGGATCAAGGTTGTTCCATCCTCGGAAATCTCCCAGACGCGACCAGATGAGTTGACGTCCAAGCTCTTGATTCCCATACCGAAAGACTTGGCCACATTGATAGCCTTCTCTTTGCGAGTCTCTGGTTCCTTGTCCAAGAACGCCGCGAGCCACTCGACCTGATAGTAATTCAGTAGCCAAGCACATTGGAAAGAGATGATGCAATATGAAACTGCGTGAGACTTATTGAAACCATAGCCAGAGAAGTATTCGAACTTCTCCCACAGCCTTTCGCCGGTGCGTTGCTGCAAGCCCTTCTCGGTGCAACCTTCAATAAACTTCTTGCGAAGTGTGTTCTTCACCTTCGCCTCCTTACCTGTTCCCTTCTTGGTCAAGACCTTGCGAAGCGCATTGCCCTCATCAAGAGAAATGTCCTTGCCAAGTCGGTGAGCCAATTCAGCAATTTGCTCCTGGAAGATGAGGAAGCCGAAGGTCTCCTCGGTCACTGAGCGGTGCTCGTCATTCATGAATGTGAGTCGTTGTGGATTCTGTTTGGCATCAACATAGTCGTTGTGGACGTTGGCGCCCAGAGGTCCGGGTCGATAGATGGAAGTGATAGCAGCGAGGTCAATCAGGTTTGTCGGCTTTGCAAGTCGGCAGAAGTTCTGCGCGCCAGCCTCTGTGAACTGAAAGACTCCAGCCCATTTACCTTTGTGAAAGATATTCTCATAAACTTTCTGGTCACTGAAATCCATCACGTCTGGGTGGAGATTCTTATCGTAGAAAGCTTTGATATCCTCGAAGGTTGGGTTCTCGATGTTGTGATGACGGCGAAGGATATGGTAGATCGCGCCCTCGATCATTTTAAGAGTAGACAATCCAAGGACGTCAAACTTAATAAATCCCATTGGCTCAAGGTGGCGGACATTCTGTCCCTCGGACCACGGAGTCTGGCGAACGCCGCCAGAGTTAATGAGGGGCATCCTGCTATTCAAATCTTCGCCGACAACGACGCCGCCAGCATGGCGGGAGCAAGAGCGAACCTGACCATACAGCGCCTCAACATGAGTCTTGACGTGCGGATAGCGAGCCAAGAACCTCTTCAATGTATCACTGAACTCCATTACCTCATCGAAGGTGGGAGCATAGATCCCCGACTTAATACCATGCTTAAGCTTGGCTGGACCCATTGCTTCATAGAGCATCACCGAAGTAACATCGTTGACCTCTCGAAACTCAATACCGTAGAACTTTGAAATATCCTTGATGAGACTTTTAAGTTGGAGTGTGTTCCAATTTGAAATGGGTGCAACCTTATCTGCTCCCCAGTCTTTGATAAGCATCTCCTTCAAGCCCATACTATCCGACACATCATAGTCAATGTCTGGGTAGTCGGTTGCGTCGGCGCGCATGAAGCGGGAGAACTGAAGGCCGTACTTAAGAGGATCAACCTGCGTAATATTCAAAGCATAGGCTACGAGCGAACCCGCAGCAGAACCACGGCCCGGTCCTGCCAGCATTACTTCATTGGCCTTCTGGCTAATCTGGTTCATAGTCAAGAAGTATTTGGAGAAGCCTCGGTCTGAAATAACCCCAAGCTCCATTCGCAATCGCTCGGTGTACTCCTCATTCGTATGTAAACCAAGGCGCCGTAAGCCTTCTATGCAAAACTTCTCCAACGCTGAGTCTGCTGTCTCTCCAGCGGGAATAACAAAGTCGGGGAGTCGAACAGTATTATCCGGTAGAAAGTCAGCGATCCTTTTGTGGGCGATCGTATGTGTTCTTATGATGGATCCCAGAACCAAGGCGTCGTCGTACTCGACGCCACATGATTCAGAGTATTTCTTATATGCTTCCCACATCTGATTCCCATTGCGAGGGTATAGTTCATAGCCAATCTCTTCTACGCCCTCGGGAAGCTCAGCGCTTTCGTATCCGGGGCGAGGCTTGCCCAGCCACCCCAACTTCTTATAGAGTTCTCGGTCCTTCCAAGCATCTGGGTGGGGATAATGTGAGTCTGATGTTGAAATAAGCTCAATACCAAACTCCTCGTGCATTTTGATGATGTACTTATTAAGCTCATGCTGCTCGGGAATATTGTTCCATTGAAGCTCTCCGTACCAGCGATCGCCGAAGATGTCAACCATCTGTTTCGTAGTCTCACGCATAGCGTTGAGGACCGCTGATTCACCCTCCTCGCGGTTTTCCCAGTAATTACCGGCGTAGACCCCACCGAGACAAGCGGAAGCGCCTATGACGCCCTTAGAATACTTTTTTAGTGTTTTATAATCAACGCGTGGATAGCGATAATAGTTGTTCGGACCAAAGGATTCAGAGATCATCGCGAAGAGATTGTTCAATCCCTCTTGGTCTTGCGCCAGCAAAATGAGGTGGCGTCGGCGATTTAAGATATTGCGAACCTGCTTCTTGGACGCGTCTTCGTCTTCAACGGTGGTTGCAGTCACATCTTTACTTAATGTCTTGCGCTTCTTCTTATCTTCTTTGGCTGCCTCGTAGTCATTGCGCCAGTCATCGAGGGAGGGGAGGAAGTATGCCTCAATACCGAAGATGGGCTTGAAATTCTTCCCCTCCTCCCTCATTTTCTTGGCGTGCATAACCTGATGAGGCAAGCCATTCATATTTCCGTGGTCGGTCAGGGCAAGGGCGTCCATACCATTCTCAAAGGCAAAGTCCATATGTTCTTGTGGGTATCCAAGAGCATCGAAAATGCTTCCAGCAACCGAGTGAGCGTGTAATCCGACGAACGGAATTTTATTCATGTGTGTTCTCCAACCTTTCTTTACTTATTATAACATATTCTGGGTCTTTGTCAATACCAATATAGTTTCTTTTTAATCTTTTCGCGGCCACTGCGGTTGTGCCGCTCCCAATACAACTATCAAGCACCAATTCTCCAGGATTTGTGTATGTTTCAATCATATATTCAAAAAGAGCCAAAGGCTTCTGTGTGGAGTGGCGCGTTTTACCTTCGCTCTCAGCAGTCTTGAAATATTGAACTGATCTAGGATAGCGCTGTCCGTCACTTTTTACTAACACAGATTTTTGTTTTCCATAAACCTCGGTAGGTCTGTGAGCCTTTCCCTTATTGTATGGGGTGCTCTCCCAGAACTGAGGATTATAAGTAGGTGGCTTCTTATAAAAGATGCAAACTTCTTCGTGTGCTTTCAGGGGCATCCGCTTGGCATTCAGGTATCCTGTGGCCTTAGACTTCTCCCACACCCAATTATACCGGTAGTGTTTCAAATTTGAGCAAATGAGGACACTCGTAAATGGCTGCGAAGCTGTTAGGACAATGGCTGCGCTGGGCTTTGTTACTCTCAAATATTGTTCCCACAACTCGTCGAGTGGGAGCGGGGTGTCCCACCTACAATTAGTTGTCCCATAGGGAAGATCACATAGGATCATATCCACCGAAGCATCTGGAATCTTTTTCATTTCTTCTATGGCATCGCCACAAATAATATTATTTATTAAGCTCTTCATTTGCTCTACTCGTTACCTCAAAGGAATAAAAGGCGTCATCATAGGTTCTATTTTGTCCATTAACAGAGATTATGTACATCCTTCTGCCAAAGGTATTGGGGATATCGTAATCTTCCAAAATAATGCCGCTGCCACATATTCTAACTCCGGGGTTGGTCCGGTCGCAGTCGGTGTCATATATCAAAACGTAATCGCCCCTTGTCATTATATTTTGTCCATGAATAGATCCACCTCTTTTATGATCCTTGCTCTATCTTCTGGATTAAGCTTCATCTTAAAAATATTGCTCCGGAGGATTCCGGCGCATACTCGGATTGTTGATAGCTTATTTTCTGCCGAACCCTCGTTGTATTTGGCAAGAACATCTTGCATCTCTTTATTTGTTTTTTGCGTTTCAAGGTGGTCGTTCTCAATCAACAATTGCATATTTTCAATATGAAGCAAAAGATTCTTCTTTGTCATTTTATTCAATTGTGATTTAGTCTTATTTTTCATCATCAACTCCTATTTCATTCCATTCGTGATATTTCATAAATATTGGGTGAGGTCTCTGAACCAACTTCCTCTCCTCTGACCCTAAATAATTGCAATAGCCATCCCATGAATCTATGTTGTGATACCAAGGGACTTCAACTTTATTCTCTTTATATATTATAACAGGTTCAAAGATTTTGTCAAGTAAAAAATGTCGTGCAGAGTATCTTTTTTCTTTTGGTAGTTTCTCTCTGGGGAATATTCCGTCTTCTAAGACCTCGGAATTGTATTGCCCGGTGCCCTCGCGGATCTTTCTGCGGCAAGCGACGAAATCATCACGGTCGAAGGTGAAGGAGAGGTATTCATTATCTTTAACTGTCTTTCCTTTGTGGCTCAGCATAAAAGGTCTTTCGCTTGAAATATCTTTTCTGTGTGGTCGCAGGATCTCTGGATCATAAACGCCGTAGGGGAAGGCAACATAATATTTTCTTGGGACGACCCACTTACTTAACTTAACTGAAACTCTGAAAGCGGTGGTTGCTCCCCAAATTACGCTCCAAGACAGACAGTCGCGCTTGCCAACGTCCTTAGCGTGAACTGGAACATAGTAAATTGGTATTTGCTTTCTTGTCTGCGACGGATAGGGGTCGTGTCTTCTTCCGATCCAGACTGGATCCTGGACCCACTCGCCCAATCTGTGTCGAATGAGTGGAGTCATATCGTCGTTACAAACAATCCAGATTGTTTCGCAGCCAGCCCAAGCACACTCAAAGACTGCTCGCTCAACTGCGAGATAGTCTGGCGCGATTGGCATAAGCGAATCGTGCCAGTCCATTTTAAAATCAAGTGGCTGTCCCGCTACGGGAACTATACCTGCAAGGTGATAACTCAACTATCTCTCTTTTGCTGTACCCATGAAGGCTTTTATTGCTGAAACATCTTGGAGAGGGTCGTCTTCGTATTTTTCAATTCCCAGCGAATCCGCGAATCGGGCATGCCACTTTTTAAGGTGTTTAATCGCTCCGAGCAACAAGACGTCCCGCAGATGCGGCAGAGCCTTGTCGGGATCCCTGAACCAACTATTCAGGTTCCTGCCCATTCCGACACCGCGATATGGCGCCTTTCTCATTTCCTTTGGCCACACAAAGTTTCCGCTGGCCAATTCAGACTCGATATTATCAATATCCATAACGTGGCCTTGAAGTACCGGAATGAGATCTTCTATTTCTTTCATTCGGCGCAGTCTCGCTCTCTTTGTTTTGAGGTGCTTCAAGCCTGTTTTGCCGTTGCCGCCGAGCCTCAAATCACGAGATAACCTATAATCTGCATACATTCTCTGGATTTTTTCCACAGAAACATCTGCGTCTTCCCTTCTTTTATAGAAAAGATCTATGAAGCCTTCATTGATTTCTTTTCCTATGCGATGTCTCCAACGGCCTTTGCCGTCTTCGTCTTCTGTTTCAACTCTTTTTTTGTTTGGAAATCTTTCCCAAGTTTTTGCCCCATCTGTAGTCTGCGCTTTATCGCTATACAGGACACCGTATCTATCTATCAGCCATTGGTAAAGTTGGCTTGCATAAGGCTTTTTAACACTTTTTCTTACATTACCAACAGCGTAGCCCTCTCTGAATGGAGCGGTGGCGACATAGGCAACTGGGATCCCTTCTTTATTGACAACAAAATGAAACTCATCGCCCTTGGAGAGTCCGTAAGTAATAATAGTGTGGCCTTCCCAGCTTTCTTCACCCTTCTTTTCGCCTCTATCAAACTTTGGACTGGCATAAAACCAGTCAATGCTTTGTTGGATTTGTTCTGGTGTGGTGGCAATATCGTCAAAGGCTTCTACCTCTTTGATATATTCTCGCCAGTTTTCCATCAGGAGTTTCATTTGCCTGCCCACCTTTTCCACCCTTCGCAAAGTTTACTATAAGAGGCATTTTCAGAAACCTGCCCTTCTGAGTCTTGTGCTCCAAATCCCAACTTTCGACCTGCCTCAAATTTGCCGGGGTTGGCGCGCCCTTGGTGAACGCGGGTTTTGTGGGCCGTTTTTAAGATAAACTCCGCAACTGCGTCGTAGAAGGTGTCTAAATTTTCATCAAGCCAGTCGGTATATGCCAGGCCCCGCTCATCGTCCATGGGTACCCTAGAAAATATAACTGCGGCGCCGAGTTCTCCGCCATTCTCTAGGTCAACAAGATATTCTGTGAATTCCAGCTGGACTTGATCTTTATAATCACCGTATAAATGAATCTCCGTCAACGAGAATTCAGATTGTTTTTGCATTTCCTTGGATCGGTCGTAAGCTAGTGGCCAAGTTTTATCAAAGGCATATTTGAGTGCTTGGCCCTTAACGCTGAGCGTGTTGAGATATCCAACGGTGTCTTTGAAATATTGGTCCCTCTCTGGAGAAGGGGTGTGAATTTGGCCGCCGGACCTGGGTTCAACTCGCCTGAGTTCTGGGCCACCGAGGGTTCTGAAGAGTGGCATTTGCACCACATATTCTTCTTTCTGGTAAAACTTTAATTTTCCTTTCTCGAATATCACGCCAAAATTCTCAAACTTGTTGAGATACTTCTTTCTGAATTGCTCCACCTTCCTGTCGTGTTCTTCGGATGTTGTTATGCCTGCTTCGCGCATCGCTTCCAGAGCCTCTTTCAAAATAGTATCATATGCATCTTCAACCGTCTGCATGCTTTCCAAGAAGGATTCAAACCCCTCTAGAGAGGTGTTTTCACCAGGGTCCGGACGAAATACAAATCGAATACTCTCCTCACTCGAAATGGCTTCGGACTCATCTGGATATATATAATTATCATCGGCAACTGATATGAAAATTTCTAGGATGTCATCCTTCCAATGGCCGAAACCCTGTTCGCCGCCCAGCTCGTCCACGGCGTATTTAAATTCTGGGAGTTCCCAATGTGCTCCGCCATCCCACCACATACCCTCTCCGTAATCCTCAAGAGTTACATAAACATTTGAAAAGTCCTGCGCGTTCAGCAGATCCTCATAGGCCTGCGGGTCTGGGCCGGCTGGATTTTCCTTGTTGTGTTCAGCTGATAATTGAAAAATGTCGGTGGCCTGATCCTGAAATATTTCAGCGAGTTCTTGCGCGACGTCGTCGGGGGGCTCGGTGTCGCGGCCCAAGTTGGATGCGAGCTTTTTGAGATTATCTGTTAAATTTTCTTTTTCCGGGTCGGAGTAGAATGTTTCCCACTCCATATAAACCTTCTCATAATCAGAAAACCATGCGGCGATAATATTTTTTGTAACGTACCTGAGAAATGAATCTTCTCTGACTTCATTATTTGGTCTATTCCAAATCTCCTCTGGAGCGTCATAATCCCAGTCCCTCTCATATACCAGAGCAACCTTTTTGCCATCAGTATCTTCATCAAGATTTTTCATATTGACTATATAAAAAGTTTTCCCGTCATCGGTGTATGATCGAAAATAATTCTGCCCCTTTGTTTTTGCAATGCACCACGGACCATACTTGGGTGTTCCAGTCCCCTGGCCATAGTAACAGGCCGCCTCCGTCGTATCGGGCCTCATCACCAAAAAATTATCATCCTCTCCTATTTTCGTTGATCCCTCCTGGGCACGCTCTCTCCTTTTTTGTCTTTTTCGCCTATCGCTCATCCCAAGATCCCTAATCGCCGCCGCAATATCATCGGCGGTTTTGTAGGTGTTGATATCTTTACTCTTCAATCTTTGAGAATTTGCATGGAATTTCCCTATAGCATCGGCTATGGCCCTGTATGCCTCGTATGACGCTTGGGCGACGACGACTTCGTCGTCTGGATGTAGGTGCCCACCACGGGCATCGCTTTGGGCTTGGGCTTTCTCGCGATATGGTTCTGTTATTTTCGCAAATTGCTTAATGGCCCACATTAAGTATTTATTATTTCCGGAAGGATCTCGTTCGGACATACGATCAATCCAATTAGGATCAATATGTTTGAACCTCTTTTTAACGTCCTCAAGGCGCCCCTCTGCAAGCAGCCGCCCTTCATTTAGGGTGGTCCAGCGGCGCAAGCCTTCAAAAAATTGCTTCATTTTCTATTCTCCGGCAGCTTTGATTCTAAAAATTTAATCAGGGACCTCACATCGGATCCGAGAGGCGGACGGATGGCCGGGAACACAGAGTGCAAGAACTGACCGAAGGAAGCCAAGAATAAGACAGACCCCATCTCAAAGGCATGGCGGAAATGCTCAAAATATCCCTCGTTAACGTCTCTTAGGTGACCCATCGTTATATAATTAGTTATTTTTATACAATAACTCCGTAATTTTTGAACAATAAGATTGAGGATCGCAAGAAAATAATTTAATAATTTCTTCAGGCGATTCGTGCCTGAATTCGAATCTTTTATCTTTTTTATAAAAGTTCTTGACATCTTTAAATATTTGTCTTTCTGCTGCCTCTATCTTGGGAGAATAATATCTGTAAATATTGGGATTATAAGTATCTCTGCCGTTGCGAGCACCCCTTATTCCAGCGTCTTTCATCATCTGCGTAATCTTAAACTTGGCCATCGTGTCCGAATAATCAAAATCATCTAATTGATCCTGTTCTAAACAAGATATCGCCACGAGATCCTTTCTAATTCTTTCTGACGTTTGATTTCCAAATCTATCTGACGGGTAGAAAATAACTTTCTGAATGAAGTCGTCTTCGGTCTCCAGCGAATTATGATTATGCTCCATACCGGATCGAACATGAAACCAATCAATAACTCTGCATTTTCCAACTTCCTGGCCCCTTGTGGGTGGCAAGCCTCGAATGTCCCTGTCGTCGAAAACAACCAACTTGTCAAATTCAAACCGACCCAGCCTAGAATTGCCGGTAACTGCCTTAAGCTTGTTGTCTTGTATACTAATAGACTCTGTTTTATCCGACATCGGCAACTGACCACCCAGAGAGAGGGAGGTTATAAGCCTTTGCCAGATGACTAGTCTATTCGGCTCCTCAACTCCGAGGAACGAGAAGTCGTACCCCCCATCAAATACATCAAACCCAAAGGGAACGCTGGACTTAGAAAAAATACAAGGCAAATTGTTATAATAAGAGTATAAAAGAGCACTCAGTCCTCCGCCGATGACAATAATTTCCTTTTTATAAATATGCTTATTGAGTTTCATCTTCCTGATTCAAGAGTCGGATGTGGCGATCAATAAAAAATCTTGCCTTTCTCAAATCATCAATTGGTTTTTCACTACCTTCCTTATATTTCACAATATATTTCAAAGCGTGGCCCAAATTATATCCAAGATCCCAAGATTTTATTATTTTATTAACTTCATAAGCATCATCGCTCATCTATCTTTTTTCCCAACATCTTATTGAGTTTTCTTTCCAGAATAATTTGTCTGTTTTTATTAACCGGTGACTCCAGAAGTTCTTCCCTCTCGATAAGTTCTTCACTGATCAATTCCTTAATTAAATTTAAAAAGTTTCTATTCATATTAAAGTTCTCCTAATCTAAAATCGCAAGAATATGATTTTCTAATACTAAATAGACTACTTCATTGTCAAATTCCACTTCTTCGATCATATGTGTTAAAACGATTGCCGAATTCCCAACCGAAATAGGAGGGCGGACGTCTGGTGCCGCAGCAAAAATTTCTACTTTTGAATATTTACTTTCGGGCCTGAAGGACCCCTCCGGCAGCGCGATTAAACTTTCGCTTTTATCCGCTTTCGGCTTTGAAATTAAAACATATCTGTTACATGGTCTCATCATATTATTATTCCTTTATGTCGATTTGTTGTTCTTTATTTTCCCTTAGGGCATTTAAATATTCAATGGGGATTTCACATGTACCACCAGCACATGCAGAATCTTGTGCAAAGTCAATATTATCTTCTTCTTCACACATTGATGTCCAATCAATATCTTTATATTCCTGAGAAAGTTTTTCCCAAAGTTTTAAATTATATATGTCCTTTAGACAATATGTCATTATCCTGACATTTCCGTTAAAATGGCTATCGGCGAATTTGATGGCAGAAGTTGCCCAACTGCGCTTGATTGGAGTAACTTTATCAAGTGGCTCTCCTATTCCAAGCAAGCAATCGCTGGCCGCCCACAAATCACCAGAAAATGCAAAAAGCGCGGACTCTATTATTCCAGAAGCGAAAAAGGAACCGGCGCCATACTCCCTCAAGATGTCCGCAGGATATGGAACGGCACAAAACGGAGCTTGGGGATAGTCTTTATCTCCAGAATTTGGAATTAAAGAAATTCCTGCAAAGTATTTCCTATTCTTATAAATGTAATCGGCTATCTCAGCCCACTCATTTTCTCGGACGTGAATAGTATTAGAAACATTATGACTTAACCACGGCTGAGCACACAAATCTTTATTTGTTCCATAGCGAACCCAATTCTGCTGTGTTAATTTCACGCTTTCCAACAATCTTGATGCATCAATTTGATTCTTGGTCTTAGCGCCGACTGGCACCTCACAGAGAAAAGTAATAACTTCTGTTACTCCATTCGGATCCCAGACGGACTTCTCAACTGCGCGCGGATTAAATTTTTTAAAGTGCTGAACTGGGTTTTCCTGTACGTTTGCCTGCACTCGGCGAAAGTATCTCTTAGCGTGGTGCGGGTGAATTCCCGAAGCGGTTCCAAGAATACAACTAGTTGAGCCGGCGGGTTTTACGCACGTCGTTCGCGCTGCCTGATTAATTCCAATCATAGAAGCAATTTCTTTATTAATATCCTTGACAATCTTTGCGCCAGCTCTTTGAACTTGCGGATTAAACAAGACTTCTGGGTTATCCATCATACCAGTGATTGAAACCCCAAGGAGTGATTCCCGTCTTGTAATCTTTTCGGTTGTTTCCCCCAGGTAGGGGAAATCCGTATATGCTGATTGAAGCGTGCCAATAATTGCTGCAGCGCGGCAAGCGCTGTGGAAACTTTCTGGAGTTTTTGCTTTCTTGCCATTGATTTCTGTCAAATTGCAAAATTGCCAACCGGACTTGCCAGTCTCAATATCTACGGGATATAGACCAATCTCAACACAAGGATTAAAGCCCATCTCTGTACTGTCGGCCCATACAAATCCTGGCTCTCCGAACTCACGCACCCAGCCCATTAGTCGGTTGAATGTCTCTTTCGAGGTTTTGTCGCGAATGAGGAGAGCACTATTGTTTGAGCGGCCGCGCTGGGGGTTTTCCACGAACCAATTGCCAGTCTTGGCGGTAGCCATTTCTTTATCGTCCGGGGAAAAGAGGGCTATTGTTGCGGAGCGGCGGACTCCGCCGGAGATTACTGCATCGGCAGCGTGCATAATAATATCATAAACATCAACAGGCTCAAGGCGTGTGCGGCTTGAGACTCCGAGCCTCTTTTCAAAAACTTCTCTAATTTTTTCAATGGACCTCTCTAGGCCCGCAGGGCCTGGAGCTTTTGATCCGGAACTGAGGGGGGATCCCGCAGGTCGAATTTTTGAATAATCAAAAACCACCCTAAAGCCGATATAATCATCAAAATCGGCATTGCCTCCAAGATAACTCGTAACTAGCACACCAATTGCATCAGCCCACCCCTCAATCGTGTCGGGAACCACAAAAATCTTACTGATTTCCTCTTCTGGGCGTGCAGCAAGAGGAATGGATGCCACATGATGTTTCTGAACTGAAAAGCCCACCCCACAGCCGCACAGAAGAAGATACATAAGCTCTTGAAATGATCTCGTTCGATTAATATGGCCAAAGGCACAATTATAAACGCGTGCGTTATGCTTAAAAATTGGGCGGCCGCCAAACTGCAAAATTCTTTGCGATCCAAGGACCTCTTTCTTTTGTACCGCTAATTCTGCCTCTTCAATAAAAGATAAAATTTCCTCATTATCCTTAAATTTTTCCCTATGCATGTTGAATACACGAGTAACCTGTTCTTTCCAGGTTTCGCGCCTCTTGTTCTCTGGCAAATATTTAGCATATTTTGCTATCCTAGTATAATCTTGAAGTGCACTTAACGACATTATTTTCTCCCCCCATCCTTTACTTTCTTATATAACGTTACTAATTTTTTCTCTTGTCTCTTCTTGGCTTCTTTTTTTACATCGCCGATGGTCTCCCCGGTAGATGTTTGAACATTAATTGTTACATTTCTGGTATCCATATAAATTGGATAAATTATACCATCAACACCATTCCTATTCTTAGCAACAAAAATACGTCCCGTGTTTGCCAATTTATCTTCCGCCGTTCTGGATATTGAAAAAATAAAATCTGCAACAAAACATTTATTAAAAGCCTCCGATATTGATTCCATTGTAATAACTTCAGCATTTAATCCAGAACGGTTCGTTTGAGATGCTGTCCAGACACAACAACCATGCGTCTGAGCAATTGCTCGAAGCTGTTCATAAATAGTCTCCAGCTCGTGTCTTTTCTCCCTTAATGTTGAAATTGGTCGTAATAAATCTCCGTAATCCACCAGAATCATATCGGGCTTGAATCCTCGGTTCACCAATTTTTCTAGATGATTCTTTAAGGTTTGGCAGCTAGCAGACTTGGTGGGATACTCTTTCACTATCAAGTTGCCCTCTATCATTTGAACTTTTTCATATATTTCTTCTTTAAATGCAGATAAATCATTGAGCGGAACATTTGTTATACAACTGTCAAAGCGTGACCCAACTACCGTTTCAGATAATTCTAGTGTATAATATACAACATTTTTTCCTGCCTTCATAGCTTGGGCGCCTATGTGAACGAGGGCCATACTTTTACCGGCGCCCGTTGGGGCAATGACCACCCCAAGTTCTCCCTGTCCCAAGCCCTGATGAGTTATCGCATCTATTTCCGCCCAGCCGGTGGCGATTGGATTTCTAGCTTTAAAAATAAATCTCTGTTCAAAATCTTTTACATAATCGTGTCCGAAATTTGAATCGGAACCAAGCTTGAGCGCCTCGTTTATAACCTGAGAAATCTCGTCAAAAGACGAGTTCTTTAATAGTTTTACAGATTTAAGCATTGCCTCTTTTAGCTTTTGTTTCCTACAAAAGTCTAAAGATGTTTCTATAATATATTCAGAATCTTCTATTGTAGTTTTAGATATTCTAGCAAAAAAATGCCTAATTTGTTGTTGGACAGACTCATTTTCGTTGGTCAATTCCGTTCTCAATATAGAAGTCATAATTTTTTCTGTCGGATGGACAGAATATTTTTCTCTATATTCCTTAACTAGCTGGACAAAAACTTGAAGATATTTAAGCTCCAGAAAATTAATATTCAAAACCTCAAACATCTGATCTGCAAAGGGCCTATTGACCAAGATCAGATGACACAAGGTTTCCTGAAAGTCTTTGCCATATTGGCTAAAGTCTTCCTTAGGCATTTTTCCCCCTATCTATTCTTAATATAACATACGATGCCCGCGATGTCAAGACTTATTTGAAATTCTTTTGAATGTAGTAAACAAGTCTGACGTATCCCAATTTCCGAAACCGTCTTCCGCCATGCGCTTAATTACTTCCGTCTTGTTAAACTGTGGCTCAAAATTATCAAGAATGTATTTTATTCTGCTTTTATCATCGATTGACATTGTCGGCGAGTAAAGCTGCATAATTTTATAATTTTCCTTAATAATATCTTCTGCTTCACATATCGAAGAGAAGGCCTTTAGACCCGTATTATCATTTTCACAAAACTCAATAAGTTCTGGGATTGTTACTGATTCTTCGCCGGCAAAGAATGGTAATCTTTTTGAAATGGTACCCAGGCCGACGCCCCTGACCCCAGGGAGGTTGTCGGACTTATCTCCCGCCATAGCACGAGCTAAAGCAAAATTCGTTGGGTGAATTTTAAACTCCTCCAGGATCCTCGGCTTGTTGATAAACTTCTTTTGTATGGGGCGATAAAGTACTGTTTCATCATCGCAAAGTTGAAAGAAGTCCTTGTCGCTCGAAACAATAATCTTTTCCCAGCCTGAATACTGCGGGGATTGAGCAACAAATGAGATGATGTCATCAGCCTCGACCCGATCAGCCATCAATTGGATGACGGGCATGAAGTTAAGCATCTCCATTAAGCGATATTGTTGCCAAACCTTATTCTGCATCTCCTCATCTTTTGTCAACACTCGGACATCGCGGTTGAGGCGAATAGGTTTTCGACCCTCCTTGTAGTTGGAGTTGACCTCTTTTCTGCGTAATGATCCGCCGGCGCCGTCCCAAGCGATGATAATCTCAGCCGGCTTCATTTCTCGACAAAGCTTTTGCAGGATTCCAAGAAATCCTTTATAGCCCCCGATTGGCTGGCCGTTCTTTGATAGACTCGGATTAACAATATATGCTCGGAAATATGCGTTTAGAGCATCAACTATCAATAACCTCCTTGATTTAGTCATCGTCTGTGCTTTTTTCAGCGGCCCTGAACACCATTAAATTATTATATTCTTCCATTATCTGCCCTTTTCTCTCATTTTCTGCTGTCATGTGCCAACTCCAAGCATATGTTTTTGTGATATCTTTTATTCTATGTTTTATTTTTTCAGCTTCTTTTTCAAATATTTGAATTTGATTTTCTGTCGGAGAACTTAATTCAAAGCCTAGATCCAACGCAATCTGTTGCAGTGCAAACAAATTGTCTTCCTGTGCTGCCTCCGACGCTTTTAAAAAGACCGATTTCCTATGCCTCTTTTCCTGCTTAGATAGATTAATTGACTTATCTGGATGAGTTACTGAAACCACCTTTTTATATAATTCAGCCACTTCCTTGCTTATTTTCTTTTTATCTATTTTGAAAATTTCCTCGTTGTCTACTTGAGGTGCCTCCCCTTTCGTGGGGGGAGGCACCTCGGCGTCAGGAAACATAATTTTAAGAGTCTTATTCTCTTCTGAATATTTCAAAAACTCTTCTTGGAATTTTTGTGTTGCGTGATTTTGCATGGTTTGGTGGTATTCCAAATCGGCATACAAAAATTTAAGCTCGAAAAGGAGCTTGTGATGCTTCATTTTTAAAATATCATCAGACATAATATAATATAGTTATGAATCTACTCTTCGGATTCATAAAAATCTTCTGCTTTTCCCTCGCGTCTCTCGAATTTATAAATAATTTCCTCATCTATAATCTGATAAACACGTTGGCGAAATTTATCATCTTGCATTTTCTCGACCCACTTCGCTGACTGGAATTTCTCTGTTGAGCCATCCTCGAAAACCATAGTATACCAGGCCCCTGACTGGATAATATTATCGGAGCCACTCACAGCATCGAAGAGTGACTCGTCGTCTTGGATAGCGACATCATTCCCGCCCCAAAGGATGCGGAAATTACATTGTCGCCCAGAGGTTCCGAAGCGAGACTTCTCTAATTTTACTTTGACCTCGGATCCAATTCGGAATCCATTATCGTCAAGTACGAAACTCTTCTTCGCTTTGCGGCCTGTGAGCCAGATTCGAAGAGAGTAGGCGTAACTCATAGCTTTCCCTCCTGGGGTCACATATGGGGTAGTCATCGCCTCAGAAGCAATTCTCGTAATATTTGTCTTCAACTGATTTAGGACCAACAGGGTCGCATCCGCATTTGCAATCTGAATTGTTAATTTTGACATTGCTCGTGCTAAAATTCGAGCCTTCATGGCCATTTGGGACATTGGGTCAAAGCTTCCCTGCACCTCACTCTCGCAGGGAGTCAGCGCTAACGAATCCCAGATAAACAGCATTTTATTGCCGGAGTCCAAAAGCTCTTCGATGGTTTCCAAAACAAACTCAACAGAAGTGGCCTGGATATATAGAAGCCTATCTAAATCACAGCCGGCATTTGCCAAAAAGGATGGGTCGATTGCAGACTCCGAATCAAAATAAACCACCTCAATGCCCTTCTTTTGAGCATTTGCTGCAATTTGTGCAGCCATATAGGACTTTCCTGTGGCCTCAAGGCCCGCGATTTCGACAACTTTACTTACTGGAATTCCTGCATATTTTCCTCGACAGATAATTGAATCAAGCCAACGAGAGCCGGTGGGAATCCATTCCTTCACCTCAGTTGGATTTTCTTCCTTGAGGTCGAAGGCGACATTCATACCGGCCTTTTTGTTGACAAGTTTTCTCATTTCTTGCATCGTAAGTTTGCCCGATGATTTTGTTTTTCTTGCCATTTATTTACCCCCGCATCCCATTTTCGAGGAGTTTGCGGCGCTCGGCCTGTTCCTTACGGCGCCGAACGTTTTCTTCATGCTTCTTCTGTTGCTTTGCAATCCTCATAGCCGTCGCTTTTAGTTTTCTCTTGGCACTTTTTCTGGCAAGTCGTGCGGCGCGTCGTTGTAAATATTCTTTTGTCATCACACTTCCTTATTAAAAAGTGAGGCACCTGTACCCCGTGCCTCCCTGCGGGCAGGGGGTATCCTATGTGGTGGTGTCTTCTTCTGGCGTGGTTGTTGTAGTGCCCACACCCACTAATTCAACTTCGAACTGCAGGGCTTTTCCCGCCAGTGGGTGATTTAAATCTACGGTCACCGTTTCGGTACCAACTTCGCTCACTCTTCCGAGCAAGTGCCTCCCGTCAGAAGTGGCCAGTGGCACTGGCATACCCTCTGTCAACTCCACTTCCGCCGGGAATGAGGTACGCGGGATTGAGGTCGAGGCCTCTGGATTAACCTCCCCATATGCCTCAGAAGAAGTGAGGTTAATTGTCTTTTTATCTCCCACTGCCATCCCTACGATAGCGTCAGAGAAGCCAGAAATCATTTGGCCACTTCCAATTTCAAATTCAATCGGGGTACCGCGAGAATACGAGTTATCGAATTCGGTACCATCTGTTAATGTGCCGCGATAATGAACAGAAACATTATCGCCAGTTGTAGCTGTAGTCATGGTTTTTCCTTTTTAAAAATAAGTGAGACACCTATAAACCCGTGCCTCCCTGCGGTGGGGGGTGTTAGTTTCCTGTCAACTCATTAAACGCAGCCACTACATCAGATGTAGTAGACGGCACTGAAACGTCTGCCTGATCAATAGTATCCTCCGATCCAGATAAAGACTGAATAAATCCGTCCAAAGCGGCTTGAACTTCCTCCTGTGTCTTCTTAGGAAAAAGGCTATCAATATTTGGGATGTTGTCCATCAGACGGGAACATTCCTCTTCTCCCCCTACGGCCTCGTCACAAAGTGGCGATGTGCGACGGCGGGGTGTCAAAGTAGTCTTTGGAAACTGGGCACCGGGTGGCTTACCATAAGTGAGAGTCAGATCGGTTCCGTCATCGATATCTGTAATATCTCCATACTCGGGGTTCAAAACCAAATTAAGGAGTGAGGTATATGCCTCTTTCCCATAGCCCCAGATACGGATTCCTTCTGATTCCTCACCACGGACCATAACTGGCGAAAAGAAGCGTTGACGAGGGCTCAAGTCTTTTGCGAGCTTCATCGTATCAGGATCCTGATTGCTGTTAAATTCTTTCCAGAGCTGGTCCTTAAAATTACAGATTGGACAATCCTCTCCGTGATTTTTGTTTGGACAAAGCAAGCCGCCCCTCTGATCTGGGCCCAAATTATAATGAAACCAATAATCCTTGAAGGGGTCGCCATCTTCCGTTGGTACAATACGAATTGTTTGAGTACCATCCTTGGGGCGCCAAAACGACCCCCCAGCTTTTCCGTTGTTTTTTACGCTATCGAGCCGTGCTCGAATTTTTGCGATATCTAATGCCATGTTAATTTTCTCCTTTTATTATTGAAATTGTGCCATTGGCTAAAGTAAAGACGACAAATCTCTCGCCTTTCTATTATATAATATAACATTTTTTTGAATGCTTGTCAAGCATTATTTTCATTTTTATTCAAAATCCTTGATAAGCTCAAAATGATTTAAGCCCTCAATGTCGAATGTCTTAATCT